AACAATCGTTACATCTTCGCCAGTATATAAAGCAACAGCCATACGCCAAATTTACAAAAGGCATAGGGGTGAAACGTTAACAAATTAAACGCTAGCAATAATATACCACTGTGCGCCGTCGCTGATAATTGTCTTGCTGCCGTAAAGTGAATTGATTGTAGTTGCGCTTGAGCCGTTTATATTATAAGAGCCGCCGCTAATTGTAACAACGTGGGGATTGGCTTTCTTTAGGAAATAGTATTTCTTGCCCTTGCTCTCATTGGCAGGGGGCAGGTTTACTACAACATTGCCATCCGTAGTATTACAAATAATAAGCTCGTAGCCGTTTGTAATTGTGTGAGTGCCTGCTGTGTAGGTTACGCTGGCGTTGTGTTCCTGCACGTGCCATCTTACAACCTCTGAACTATCCACATATTCCAGCATCACCTCCCAACGTGTATTAATAGTTGGCTGAGTTGTTGGGGCGCCTTCTGCGTCATTAATCAAAAACTCCAATACCTGCTCAGGCACAAAGTTAATTGATCCATTCATTTCGGCCACGGCTTCCAGTGCGTAATTTACTTTGTCATCGTTTTTGCCTGGATCAATTTTGTAACCTTCGCCCGTTGATGTAAGCCCAGAATAAGTCGGGGCTAAATAAAGCCACTCGCCATCCCATGCCTCTGATCGTGCTTTAAAGCTACAGCCATTCAACACCCATGCGCCGCCGTCAAAATACAAAGTTTTGATTGCCGTTAATGTGCCACTGTCTACCCAACTTCCACGCACCACTTGCAAAAAATCTTTATAGCAACCACCTACCGCCGTGCCTATCATTTCAGTAAGCGTGCCATGGGTTACGGAATCCCAACCGCCAAACCAATCATCGGCCACGACATTGGTAGTGCCATTGTAAGCCAGTATATTGCCAATTGCATATTTTGAATCACTCGAGTAATGGGCGATATTTAAATTAATTTCGGTACTGTTAAGCGCCGAGGTTGTGCCTGGGCTAAATATTTCCTCAACATCAAAAACAAAATCGGGGTTTTGGTATGCTGAACTATCGGCAAACGCAACTTGCACAGATCCCCAGAAAGGTTTTAAAGCCGAAGCCGTAACCTGCCACCCTTTGCTTTTTGAATATGTTTTAACAACCGAATATACAAAGTCAATATCGACAAATAGGCGGTCGTAAGTTGCCGGGGCTGTCGTGCACTGGTGCTCAATCATGTAACTATTCCAGGTAGTTTTCTGCCCACGTGTATCGACTTTGCCCTCAAAGGAATTTACTGCGCTACTCCAATAGCCATCATTTTGCAGATAGGAAATTGTACCCGAGGCATCACGTAAATAAATCCTGTAATTGATCTGCGTCTGATTCTCAACTTTGCCACTAGGGTAGGCGCGGGTAAACTTGACCAATACCTTAATGCGCATAGGGGCATCGTCTGGCGTTGTGCCCGTAGGTATGCCTGTGAACTCACTAGAAAAAATGGTATCTACAGCGTTCTGATAAGTGCGGTATTTGCTACCTGCAAGCCTACGCTGTGTATCGATGCGGACCAACTTTGCAGCGGGTTGGTAGTACAGCGACGGCTTGGCTTCCCATTGCGGTCGTGGGCTTGCCAATGTCTGCCTATGGGTATAGGTGCCCGTGCCTTGGTAGCCGAGTGTATAGGAGTAACGGCGATAGGCGAGCGTGGTATTAAAATAACCGTTCACTGGCACCATCCAATAAGCTGCCATCTCATGTATAAACCTAACTTGCAAGGCTGCGCAAATCTGCTCCATTGCCTCGGTGCAGGTAAGCATGTTGCTGTCGGCATAATATCCCGCATCTACATCGATGGCCCGCACGTCCTTCATGGGGTCAAAGTTTTTGACAAAGGCGTTAAGGTTGAAGCTTAACAAGTGAATCCCTTTTAATGCGGCTGCACTGGCATACATCAAAGAGGCGTCATAAAAGTAATTTGAATTAATACCTAATACTACCCAGTACTCGCTCAGTTCAATTTGTTCCAAGCACTTGCGGAAAAGATAGGACCCTGTAATTATGCCGTCCGTAAACCACAGATCACTAACCCGAAAACCTTTTAACAATTCCAAGCCATCGACCGCTGCAAGTTTTATGCGTGGCTTTGCCTGGATGGCCTCACGCAAACGCGTCATCTGATCGGCAATAACTCTACCAATCCAAATAGGCACATCTTCACGATACACAATCATGGCCCAATTGTTTTCAGCCTCTGTACTTATCGAAATAAAGTCAGCCAGTACAGTATTGTTTGGCATCACCCACTCGGTTGAGCATCGTGATGGCCTTAAAAATTCTTCATAGGTTGCAGTGCCTTCGCCTTCGCGATCAATTACAAAGCCCTCGCCCGCAAGTTTTAACTCGGTGCCCGAGGTGGTGCTACCGCTTGGCGCATCCCACAACTCAACCCTGTAATCAATATCTTGAATGCTCTTGAATGAGCCGTAGTAAATGCGTGCCATTATCCCCTATTTCTGTCTTTGTTATATCGTTCCAATACTATCGCCAAATCGCGCCCCTGTATTGTGGTGCTTGCAACGTAGCCGCTTTGCTCGTTTGTGTTTAGCATCCCCTTAAGTTTGTCAAGTGGTGCAATTACTTCAGGGTTAGAACTCGCCCCGGGATATTCACCTACCAATCCCAATGTAGGCCCGCTCACAATTCCACCCTCGGCGAATGCTGTAGCCTGTGGGCCTTTGTTCAGCATGTTAGTGATCACCGCAGAACCCGCAATCAATGCAACACCCGCAGCAGCTGCAAGCACAGGGTTTTTAATTAGCAACTCTTTAAAAGCCTTTGACGCTGTAGCCGTTGCAATCAATGCTTGCCCAAATGATTTCATGAATGCCGCAACCGCTCCCAGTAATTTCTTGCCAAAATCTTGAAAGCTTCCAATTTGCCCCGTCATAATATCGCCCAACAATACCCCAAAATCTTCGAGGCCTTGGGCGGTCATGTTGTTAAACGCTTGATTAACGCCAGACATCGCTTCTTTAAAACTGTCTGCATATTCCTGCGTTTTCCTTGTAGCCTCCGCAGCAGCGGCTGCGTGTATTTTGTAACTTACCGAACTAGTATCGGCCATCGCTTGCAGTTCTGCAGATAATTCTCCCACAGAAGTCGCAACCATTGCGGGGCCGCCTTCAGTTCCGCCCATTCCCACAAGCTCATCATTCAGAGCTTTAACAGCAGGCGCGGCCATTTCCATGGAGTTAATAACATCCTCCATTTTTTCAGGCTTTATCTGATCCTCAATTGGATTAGTTATTGCCTTGCCTGTATTCTTTTGACCAAATACCTGCGCCTCTAACTTTGCTAACTCTTCGTTAAACTTACGCTTTTTTGCAAGGCGTTTGTTATAAGCATCTTGCTGCTGTTTTAAAACATCTGCTGCGTGCTCGGCTTGTTTGCCCGCCTCTTCTGTATTGTAATTTTCGCGCTCAATTTTTAAAACTAATAGGGCTGTCTTAGTGTCGTCAATTATTTCGCCCCAGTTCTCTTTATTGTTTTTGCCAAAGTTGGCGCGAGCCTTTTGTAAAGTTATATTTAAGTTTTGCTCTTGCTTAGCAAAAGCCCCCAGCTTGTCGCCCTTGGCTTCTAGGATTTTAATATCATTTTTATTTTTTGCTATTGTTTTGTCAAGAGTATTGTTTAAACTTTTTAACGCTGCATCCGCTGGGAAAATTGCGTCTTTTAATTTGTCAAAGTTTGCGACTAGTGCGCCAATTCCTGCAATAACAACACCAATACCTATAGACATTAAGGCCGTTCTAAATGCCAATGTAGCACCTGTGGCGCCTGCGGTTGCGCTCGTGTATACTCTGTTTGCTAGGGCGAGCACTCCCGTTTTGGTTGCATTCTCATCTAGCAACACTTTTTGTATGGCTTGCACTCCATTCACCAAAGCAATGGCGCCCTGAAGCTTTACCATTGTTTTCTGTAGATCTTCATTCTCAACGCCTGCCAATGCAAGTGCGCCCTCAACGGCCCCAAAAGCCCCGGCTATAGCGCCAACTGCACCCAATACCGCATCGAGGCGTCGCGTATCACTTGCGAAATATGCAACCTCTGCACGTGCATCGCCTATGCTATCTTTAATGCTACCCGCTTCACGAATAAACTGATCTGCAGAAGCCGCAAACTCTGGGCCTAATGCCCGCGCTTCCATTGCCAACTGAGTCAACTGCCTGACAGTTGCCATAGTTGGGTTTTTTGTTGCAATTGCGGCTAGCTTTTCCTCAATGCTCTTTGCGCTCTTTGCCACATCGGCAGACATTTCACCGCCTGACTTTTTTATTACTGATATGGCATCATTAAAGCCCTGTCTGAGCTTTTCAATGTTTGCGCCAATTACTATATTTAACGACCTTGCCATTATCTTGTATAGTTAATTATAAAGTCTTGAGCAACGTGGTAAATTCCTGCAAATCCTGCCTCATCTTCTGCCAATTGCACCTCGCCATCAAATTCAATAGTTTGGCATTTCACAGAGTTAAAAGTGCCGGGCAATGTAACTGCCTCCAATGCAGTGCGCACCGCAGAAGCGACGGCCGTAGCGCTTGCAAACGTGGTGCCAAAGCTACTAATTTGCACCCGAGCAAAATCAGTGCGTGAGTGGCTTGTGTTGGTAGGGCTTGCAATAATGCTAACTAAATTATAAGCGATTGCAGGAAATGCAGACTCTTGCGGAATCCGTATGGGATTTAAGCGCGTAGAAACCAACGCCGTGAGGGCTGAGTTGTTGCTTAAAATGTTGTAGACTATTTTTATAGGTGCGCTCATGCCTTGGCGTCTGGTGTTAATTTATCAAAGAC